GGTTTGCAAGATACGGTAAAAACATAATTGAGAATGGACACTTAAAGCGTCACGAAACATGAAAAGTAAATTAAAAATCGAGTATATCAATTCTGAAAAACTTTGCTTGCTTGAAGGCAATCCAAGGAAACAGATCAATGCTGACACTCTGAATAATCTCAAGCCATTAATCAAGGTTCATGGATTTCAGAATCCACTCCAGGTTTACGAAGAAAATCAGGGGCGATATTCTATCATCTGCGGAAATCATAGATTCCTTGCCGCTCAAGATTTGGGAATGAAAGAGTTTCCATGCATTATTTATCACGGGTCCAGGGAGATGGCTCTTGCTCGTGCCATTAGCGATAATAAATCAGGTGAGTGGACTGAATGGGATTATCCGGCCTTGAAGGATATGATTGCAGAAATTGACAACGGTGAGCTTGATATGGAGTTGACAGGGTTCACAGAGGAAGAACTTGCGGCCTTGTTCGATATTGACGGATCGGGTGAACTTAAAGGCGAAGATGACGCGCCAAAAGTTCCACAAACACCTAAAACTAAGCTGGGGGACTTGTACCAATTGGGCGATCATTTCCTATTGTGTGGCGACGCAACGGCGCGGTCTGCGGTGGAACGGCTCATGGATGGCGTGAAGGCTGACATGGTGTTCACGGACCCGCCTTATGGGGTTGATTATCAGGGTGGGCATCTAAACCCAAATAGAAAGAAACTTATTGGGGATGATGGAGATATTTATTCGGCGGCGATTCCTATAATTGCAAGTGTGACGGATGGCCCTTGCTATACATGGTTTGTGGGTTCTAAGGCTTTAACAATTTATTCCGCGATATCAAAGGTCGGCGAAATACACGCATTAATAATCTGGCATAAAACAAATGCCAGCTATGCCGCCATAAACGCCCAATATAAATCGCGACACGAATCCCTCCTTTACTGGAAACCAAAAGGTAAAGCCCTTCGATGGTGTGGCCCGACAGATGAACGGACGCTGTGGGAAATGAAGCGGGATGCAAGAAATGATATGCACCCTACACAAAAGCCGGTTGAGTTGGCAGAAAGGGCAATCGGGAACCATAAGGCAAAGAGCGTTCTTGATTTATTCGGCGGTTCCGGTTCAACCATGATTGCTTGCGAAAAACTAAATCGTAAATGCTATATGATGGAAATTGATCCCGGTTATTGTGATGTGATTGTCGAACGATATAAAAACTTATTCCCAGAGAAAGAGGTATGCCTATTATATGGGGCGGAGAAAGATGTCATTGGGGCTGGCTCCATCATTGGACAGACTGGATGACGAAGAGGTTAAAAATGCAACGCGAAAGGCTTTGTAAAAAATGCGGAGCTTATGAAATAGAAGATATTTAATCCATGAATAATAAGAACTTGGTTCCAGTTGAAACGATTGCGAAGTTATTTAACGTCACCACAAGGTGGGTTCAAAGACTTGCAAAAGATGAGGCAATTCCAAAACCGGAAAGGGGCAAATATCATTTTATAGGTTGCATTCAGCAATATATAAAATTTTTACAAGAGAGACTGAAAGGCAAAGACGCAGACTCAGTTGATGGGAAAAAAGAAAAGGCGCGGCTTACAAAGTTGCAGGCGGATGAGAAGGAAATTAAAATATTAACTGAAAAAGGATTGCTGATTCCAGTAAATGATGTCCAGGACACGTTAAGTGAATTGATATCCATTTGCGCAATGGGATTGGAGTCGATTCCCGGAAGGATGGCGGGCCAATTGGCAGGGATCACGGCACCGGCAGAAATCCAGCAGGTTTTATTTGAAGAAATCAGAAGAATTAGACAGTCAATGGCATCAGGAATTCAAAAACTCGCGGGGAGTGAGAGCAATATTGATAGTGTTGGCGGAAATAATGGACGCGCCGCCACCACGAAGTCCCGACGAGTGGGCGGAAAAAAACCTGATATTGCCAAAAGGAAGCGCGGAACCGGGGCTGATAAGGTTAAAAAAAAGAACTCCATACATGATTGAGCCGTTACAGGCGTTCACGAGTCCAAAATTTAAAAGGATTATCTGGATGATGGGTTCTCAGATGGGGAAAACAACAGGGCAATTTGCGGTAGCCGGACACAGATTGGATGATAATCCTGCTCCAGTGCTTTACATAGGCCCTACTCAAAGCAATATCAGGACAGTGATTGAGCCGAAAATAAGCGCGATGATTCAAGCTGTACCAAGTCTTTTTAAAAAATTATCGAAGGGGAAAAAAAATACAAAGACCAGAAAAATATTTGCTGGGATATCTTTCAGAATGGCGTGGGCGGGGTCGGCCACTGAAATGGCGGCAGATAGTGCTGTGATTGTTCTGATTGATGAGCGCGACAGGATGGAGAAGAGCGTCAAGGGTGAGGGCGATCCTGTAGAACTCGCAGAGGCTCGGACTGGAACTTATCCTGATGGGAAGATCGGTGTAGCGAGTACTCCGACTCTAGGTAACGTTGAAACCGAGAAACATTCAGATACAGGTATCGAGCATTGGAAATTGTCAGAAGAAGTTTATTCGGCGATTTGGAAACTGTGGCAGTCGGGGACGCGGCACGAGTGGGCATGGCCTTGCCCTGATTGTGAAGAGTATTTTATTCCGCGCTCAAGACTTTTGACCTGGCCTGAAAAGGCAAGTCCTGAATTAGCGGCGAAAGAAGCTCGGCTGGCTTGTCCAAATTGTGGCGTGTTGATTCACGACAAACATAAATCATGGATGAATGTGCGCGGCGTTTTTGTTGCACCTGGAGAACATATAGAAAAAGGCATAGTAAAAGGAGAAGCGGAAACATCCGGGAATGATACAGCCTCTTATCATATCAATGGAATCTGTTCATTTTCGGCAAAAAAATCGTTTGGTTTTTTGGCAAAGAAACTGGTTTCAGCTTATCGCAGTGGAGATCCCGAAAAAATTCAAGCGGTTTTAAACACAGATTTTGGAGAACTTTTTGCAATATCAGGAGAGGCTCAAGATTGGCAAATAGTGCAGGACCGTAGACGGCCTTATAAATCCGGTGAGATTGTTCCAGGCGCGTCTTATTTGACTTGTGGAGTCGATGTACAAAAAGATCGGTTGGTATATGCGATCAGAAATTGGGGTAAAAATTTTGAAAGCTGGTTGGTTGATAACGGTGAGCTTTGGGGGGACACAAGTCAAACAGGGGTTTATTCTGGGTTGGCAAAACTTATAGAAAGAGATTGGGCGGGTTGCTCCATTCGATTTATTGCCATTGATTCTGGGTATGAAACCAACAGAGTTTATGAATTCTGCAACAGATTTAAAGGACTCGCTTTTCCGACAAAGGGGAATGAAAACCTTACAAAAAATTATAACATTACAAAAGTTGAAAAATTTGCTGATTTAAAATTAATTAATTTCAAGCCAGACACATTTAAAAGTTGGGTTCAAAGTAGACTATTATGGCCTATAGATCAAGAGGGTGGATATTGGGTTCCTAGTGATATCAGTGAGGATTATTGCAGGCAGATGACATCTGAAAAGAGAATCATAAAACCGAGTGGACAGATCAAATGGGTTAAGGTCCGCAAAGATAATCATTATTTTGATGTGGAAATTTTGAATTATTTAGCGATTCGTATTCAATCACATTAGCACAGGCAGAAGCAAAACTCACAACGTGGCTCGATGCTGAGGATAAGGTGGCGGCGGGCCAGTCTTACAGCATATCTGGGCGGTCATTGAATCGCGCTAATCTTGGCGAAATTCGGGAGAGTATAAAGTTTTGGGAAGCGTTAGTCCAAAGGCTTTCCCGTGGTGGTGGAATCAGAGTGAGGGGGATCACGCCTGTATGAAAATTGATGTGAAAGAAAATTTCATCGACAAGGGAATAAAAATAATTGCGCCCGTTTATGCGGCTAAAAGATTAAAAGCCAGGATGAATATGGCGGTTGCCAATTCGTTTATCGGTGCTTCAAAATCCAGGCGGCAAACTGAAAGTTGGAGCATAAAAAAAGGTGATGCCGATACTCTGATTAATTATGATTTACCAGAACTGCGTGCCAGGTCAATGGATTTGTATCGCAACAGCCCCTATGCGACAGGTGCAATCAAAACCAATTGCACAAATATTATTGGTCCGGGGTTGAAACTCAATCCGCAAATTGACCGTGATGTTTTGAACATGACGGATAACAAGGCCGACCAATGGGAGGCGAAGACAAAACAGGAATTTGATTTGTTCGGAAATTCAACCGAATGCGATATCAGACGAGTTTCAACTTTTGGGGAGATACAAAGGCTTGCGTTTCTTTCCACTCTCCTTAAGGGTGACGTTTTTATAAACATGCCATTTTTGAAAAGGGTTGGTTCTCCTTATGGTTTAAAACTGCAATTGATAGATGCAGAACGTGTGAGCAACCCGGAACATGCGAGAGATACTAAAACTATTTCAGCCGGTATTGAAAAAAATGATAACGGGGAACCGATAAAATATCATATTTTAAATATGCATCCCAATTCTCAATTGGGCGGAATAAATAAAAAAAAGTGGCAAGGGGTAAAAGTTTTTGGTTCACAAACCGGGAGAAGAAACATTATCCATTTATTTGAACCGATTTTACCCGATCAATCACGCGGGATACCTTATCTTTCACACGTCATTGAGCCATTCAAACAACTTGACAGATACAGCGAGGCGGAATTATCAGCGGCTGTAGTTTCTGCGATGTTCACAGTATTTATCAAGTCTGAATTGGGCGAAGGGTTGGGTGTGATGCAACCCACGGCTGAAACAGGCGGGAAAGCAAGCGATAAGGATTTCAGAATGTCATCGGCGGCGATGCTTGACTTGATGCCTGGGGAAGATGTTGCTTTTGCCAATCCAACGCGACCAAATACGGCGTTTGATGGATTCGTGCAGTCAATCTTGAGGCAAATTGGAGTTGCCTTGGAATTGCCTTTTGAGTTGGTTGTAAAACATTTTACCTCGTCTTATTCAGCGTCCAGGGCGGCTTTATTGGAAGCATGGAGATTTTTTTCAGCGCGGCGGCAATGGTTATCAAGGAAACTTTGTCAGCCGATTTACGAAAATTGGATGGAGGAAGCGGTTTCGATAGGAAGGATTTCGGCACCCGGTTTTTTTAACGACCCGATTATCCGTGCCGCCTATTTGGGAGCGGTCTGGATCGGTCCACCTAAAGGCATGATTGATGAGAAGAAGGAAACTGATGCTGACGAAAAGAAGATTATGATTGGAGAAATGACTCACTCACAAGTTACTGCAGAAAGAACGGGTGGCGATTGGGTTAAAAATATTCGACAATTAAAGAAGGAAAATCAATTGAAAGATGAGGCAGGGTTTCCGATACAAAATCCAGCGTCATCGCAACAGAAAATAGCGGCATTGGAGGACTCATTAAATGAAATTGCTTGATATTATCACCGCCCCGTGGGCGATCACACCAGACAAACTTCGGGAAATTAAGGAAATATATTCGGTCCATTTAAAAGGCGAGAAGATAGATATTAAAGCCTTGGAAGCACAAGCGGGGATGCCATTTAGCAATGACCAGCAAGAGCTGGATGTTGTTGATGGTGTTGCTGTCATTCCCGTCAATGGTGTGCTTGGAAAAAAAATGAATATGTTCTCAAATATTTCCGGCGGTGCATCCATGCAGATTATTGAGAGTCAGATTATGCAGGCAATCAATGATGAGGCAGTGCAGGCCATTATCTTAAATATTGACTCGCCCGGAGGAACGGTGGACGGTACGGCGGAACTAGCAAACAAAATATTTTCTTTGCGTGGGCAAAAACCAATTGTGTCATTTGCAAATGGAGCAATGGCAAGCGCGGCGGTTTGGATTGGATTGGCGGCGGACGCTGTATTTATATCTGGAGAAACGACAATGACCGGGAGCGTGGGCGTTATCGCAACTCATGTGGATATTTCAAAAGCAGAGCAGAAGGCAGGGATTAAAACCACTGAGATTGTGAGTGGTAAATTTAAAGCAATTTTTTCGGAAACAAAACCGTTGTCAAAAGAAGGACGTGCAACTATTCAGGATCAAGTTGATTTTTTGATGAGCGTGTTTGTTGCTGATTTGGCAAAATTTAAAGGAAAAACAACGCAGAAAATTATAGATTCGTTTGGCGATGCCAGAACCTTTTTGGGTAGTCAAGCAATAACGGCGGGACTCGTGGACGGTGTTTCCACGCTTGACTCGTTGATTGAACAGCTATCAATGTCTGACGGTGTTTCGATTATTGACAGCATAATGCAAAACCAATCAATTGGAGAAAATAAGCCAATGTCAAAAGAAAATGAAATCAAACCGAAGGAAATTACAGCTGAATATGTTGCGCTGGAAAATCCAAAGGTTTACGCGCAAATAAAACAAAATGGATTCGATGAAGGCGTTGAATCTATCAAGCAGAAATCGTTTGAAGACGGCGCAATATCAGAACAAGAAAGAATCAAAGCGGTTGAAGAGCAATCGTTGCCAGGACATGAAGATTTGATCGCTTCTTTGAAGTTTGACGGGAAAACGACAGGGCCGCAGGCGGCAGTCAAGGTGCTGAATGCAGAGAAAGCAAAAGCACAGGCCCGTATTGACGCAATAAAGTCAGACGCGCCAGCCCCTGTGGAATCTGCCGAAACTCCATTTAACGAACCGGATATCAATAGCTTGCAGGTCGATGAACGGGCAAAGGCGGAATGGGATAAAAGCGCAGAGTTGCGGGCTGAATTTTCCACGCTTGCGGCCTATACTGCTTGTTTGAAAGCGGAAGAATCAGGGTGTGCCAAGGTTTTGGCAAAGAGTTGATGATTTTGCTTTGATTTGGAATTGCTTTGATTTAAAAAAATATTAACTTGGAGAAATGAAAAATGGCTACATTAGCAGTTGACACTCCCAGGACTTATGAATTGGGAGAACAAAACGATATTGGCATGATTGCCGCTGATATCATTTATGAAGGCGCGGCGGTCGGTGATAACGGGTCTGGGTTTGCGAGGCCTTTGGTTGCTGGGGATCCGTTTCTTGGAATGGCTATCCACAAGTTTGATAATTCGACAGGATCGGCGGGTGATGAAAACGTTAGGGTGAAAACAAAAGGACGTGTGGAACTCGCAGTGACAAGCCTTGCAATTACAGACGTCGGCAAAGACGTATATGCGTCTGATGACAATACCTTCGTCTTGTCCCAGAGTACCAATACCCGTATTGGGCGTGTTGTGCGGTTTGTCTCATCCGGCGTTGGTATAGTCGAATTCGATGCAGTCAAAAGCCGGTTGGCTGAATTGACTGACAGTTCCGGCGGAACGGCGGCGGACACCATTGCCGTTATAGGCGCGACTTATGACCAAACGGAAATGAATGGAGCGGTTGCGAGTCTTGCCGCAAAAATCAATTATCTTTTGAGGCGTTTGGGTGGATAAGGCTCTTGAATCACTTTTAATGTTTTTCAAAAAGATATCCGCGTCATTTTTTACAGGTCGGGTTGAAATAAATTTCAATCAAGGTTTACCGACGGCTATAAAAAAAATACAAAATATTGAAAAGGTAAATCTGAAAAAGTTTTAACAAAATTTGAATAAGAATTAATTCACAGCGGCCTCTTTTAAAAAGCCCTGTTTGGAACTTCGGTTCCAGGCAGGGTTTTTTTTTGTGCCAAAACTAGAAAGGAATACGAACATGAGCGCAATAGCACTTTCAAGCAGGGCGATTATTGGAGAATTTTTTCTCCGTTTAGAACAAAAGGTGGGCATGGATTGGATTGATTTGATTTCCATGCACTTCAATTCTGATCAAGAATCTGAAACTTACAAATGGTTGGGCATGGTTCCCGGTATGCGTGAATGGATTGGCGGTCGGAATGCCAAAGGATTCAGGGACAATGGGATCACCATTGAGAATAAAGAATATGAAGCAACCCTTGAAGTTTTGGTAAAAGAATTGCGGCGCGATAAAACCGATCAAGTGATGCTTCGCATTCGGGAACTTGCGGATCGTACCAATGCACATTGGGCCGACCTGCTTTCCACGCTCATCATTAATGGTGAATCCACGGTCGGATATGATGGTCAGTTTTTCTTCGACACGGATCATGCCGAGGGCGATAACAGCACGAATCAAAGCAATGATATCAGTGTGACGCTTGCTGGACTTCCAGCTACGAATCATGGATCAACAACTGCACCCAGTGTGGAAGAGATGCAGGCAACAATTCTCAAGGCTATTCAGGCCATTCTTGGTTTTAAGGATGACCAGAATAAGCCAATGAATGAGAACGCTTCCAGGTTCCTCGTCATGACTCCAACCCCGCTGTGGAATGTCGCGGTGGCGGCTGTAAACAATCCTGTTTTGGCGGCGGGGGAAAGTAATGTCATTCAGAATCTTCCCGGCATGAATATATCGGTTGCCAATAATGCGCGGTTGACTTGGACAGATAAGGTTTCTGTATGGCGTACAGATGGCAATGCAAAACCGTTGATTCGGCAGGAAGAAGTTCCGGTCAAGGTGAGCGCAATTGCTGAAGGGTCCGAGCTGGAATTTACTGAGAATAAACACCATTACGGTGTCTATGCTTCTCGCAATGTCGGTTATGGATTTTGGCAACACGCTTGTTTAGCCAAAATGATTTAATCATTCAATTTATTTTCCGGGGCCGGTGTGTCCCGGTAAATTTCAAAAAGGAATAATCATGAAGAAATGCAAAATAACTGGACGGTCTATGAATTTTGGACAGGGAACGATTCTGGAATTGACCGATGACCAGGCAAAACGAAGGATTCACAATTTAACCGAAGGCGAAAAAGGAGTTTATATCGTCGATAAGGTTGTGCAATTCAAAATGGGCGAAGTTATTGGATATGAAGGCGATATTCCTAAACCCATTATGAGCCTGATTGAGCCTATGGAAATTGCTCAGGATGCGGACACTCCGAAACCAAGAGGGAGGCCAAGGGCTAGAAAATAATGACTTTTTCTGCTGATATTAAGAACGACCTTGGAGACGTTTTTTTTAAATCCGGGGCCAGTGAATTTGAAACCGATGCCACTTATACACCGGTTGGCGGATCGGCAAAGACAGTCACAGGCATTTATGATGACGAATCTATAGAAGACAGTGGAGAAGTTGAAGTCGGTGAACGTGCAAGCCAGTCAACGTTTGATTGTAAAACATCGGACGTGCCCAACGCGGCACATGATGACACTCTGACAGTTGGCAGTCAGGCTCATAAGGTTGTGGGAGTGGATAAAGACGGAACGGGCGTGACAACGCTTGTACTGGAAAAACAGTGACGGACTATACAGCAATAGGGACGGCGATTAAAGACACGTTGTGGGGCGACTCATGGATCAATAATTTTCCAAATATCAAGGTCATTGAGTCAAGCCAACGTGAATCATCTTTACAAGGCGCGGATTCTCCGTTTTTTAAAACAAATGAAGTTCCGTTCATTGTCATCAAACCAATTGCTTCAAAAAAAAAAGAAGTTTCTGGGACCGTCACAGGGAAAGTGGATTCTATTCCGGTTGAAATACTTTTTATTTCCGGGGATGCCGATGCGAAAACATCTCAAAACCAGCATGAAACCTTGGCTTATAACATTGAACGGATTTTAGATAATCAGAATCTTTCTGGACTGGGATTTGGAATATCTGGATTCATGGCGGCGATGAACAGCACGACAACGCGCTTTAAAAAGGGAAACATTATTTATTATTCGACAAAGATTAATTTTTCAATCGAGTTGGATGCATGAAAAATTCTCCAGATTCTGGACCGCCAATAAAACCTGTACCACCTCTGGATAGGATCATGAAAGAGGGCTGTTTAGTATTTTGTGATTTTTGCGGGTCAACTCGGTCGTTCAAATGGAGGTTTTGA